CATGATTCCCTGCAAGTCCATACCAAATCTTAGGTGCTTTGCCAGCTTCAATTAAGTCCTTGTTTAGTTTAAATAATCTAGCATGATGATCTTCCCATGTGGTTACTTCTGTTGTTAGTGAAGGCATTGGTACACCTTCATCAATAGTATATCGTTTATCCCAAGGCATTATATTGTTAAACATATCTCCCCCAAATGCTGTGTATCTATTTGGATCGTCTAAAATTGCTTCCTCTCTTCTTTCCCATAAAGCTGTATCTTGTTTTGGATCACCAGTATGTTCATCTGATAAAACTTCTAAGTCAATTACCTCATCCATCTTTTCAATGTCTACATTTATGAAGTTTGAATCCATGATAATCAGTAAATATACCCTAATATAAAGTTTTGTAAAAAAAAATTAAGAATTTTGGAAATAATAAGCACTCAACAATTTTTCTGTTTTTGCTGATACTATCATACCAAATTTCTGTGAATCTACTGGTTCTGTGGGTAATAATTCCCTTGTTACCTGAACTGCATAGGCTTCCATTTTTTGAACAAACGCTACTGCTTTAAGAAATTTTGCATCAAGATAATCATCTAACTCTCCCCATTTTACCTTGCTATTTGATCTATATTCAATAGGTAGAAATTCGGCATATTTACTCATAGTAAGGTCATACGCTTCAAAAGTAGGATCAGATTTTACAAGTTCTTCCTGTATTTTTATAACCTCTCTTATGGCTGATCTTTTATCTACTTTTGGTTTTTCCTCATCTTTGAGTATAACCCACAGTTCTTTCAGTTTCTTCAATGCTAGTATTTTTTCACTTGTCATTGTATGTATACACATGTACTATAATATAAACGTTTAAAAAAAAAAGAAAGGTGAAAAAGTTTAGTCAGCTGCGACTAAATCAAAGTATGGCATACCGCCTTTCTTTGACTTTACTTTTTCTGTTGGACATTTAACCGTAAATGTCTCCCCGCTTTCAATAGCCTTCAAAAATTCTGGATTTAACAACTTGCTTACGATTGCTCGTCTTGTTGTATGGATCTTGCTAACTTTTGTGCCATCTTCTCTTTCCCATTCCTCTACTGTTGAGATTTTAACTCCGGGTGTAGGTGCTTTACCTTGTTCCTCGTAGTTAGATTCTTCAACTGAGACTATGGTGAATGGTTTATCACCAAGGTCAGACAGATTTATGGAATCGCCTGCGGATATGCTGTAATCGTTGAAATTACCCATACAAGTATTTTGTATATCCTATAATATAAACGTTTTCATTTTGCAAAGGTTTATATATACCTTGTTGTTTTAAAAAGCATGGCAAGACCATTAAATGTAAATAGGGTATCAACCCCTATAAGTATATTCAAGTCACAAAAAAACAGATTGAGAAAATACGCACAGCCTGATCTAAAAAGAAAAGGTAATGAAAGTGATTGTGTAGTATTTGAAAGAATATTACAAGCCTATGAAGAAGCTCATCCAATGAATTGTGAACCAAAAAGTACATACCAAGCAAAGGCGTAAGCCTCTTTTTTTTTATCTTATAACTAGTTCCATTTCAGTAAGTCTTTTTGTTTGTGCCTCTTCACTCATACTATGCCATGTCTTACGACAAACTGGTGAATCATAAAATATTTTTTCTCTTCCTTTATAACGACTTGGTAATTCCCTATTGCAAGGGCATTTACAACGTCTAATCTTTTCCTTTCTTTTCATTCTTACCAGTATCTCCGCCACCTTCGCCTTTACCATCTTCCAAATCTTCATGATTTGGCATTTTGTGTTGTCTTTTTATTTCTTCGTCTATTCTTTGAGATACTGTTTTTTCTTCATTTATTGGATTATAGACAGCATTGTGTGTACCAGTAGTAGCAGTTGAAAACCCTGCTGGACTGGCTTCTTTTAATACTGATCTGATTTCAACAGATAGGTTTTGCCAATTTTGTTTTACATAGTCTATTGAAACATTATGTGATTTTAATATTTCAATTCTACTTGAATTTGGTAAAGTGTCCCAATGTACCTTACCAATTAATTCGTCTTTCTTAAAGACATGATTTTTATCTTTCTTATAAACCCTACCTTCTGACATAATTGTAAGGTTATCACCGGAAAATCCTGATATAATACCTGATTTTTTATATTCATCAAAGACTACTTCATCTCTAATCTTAAATAATGACTTTAGTAATCCATGTCTCATAACATAACTTTTTTGTGCCTCTTTAGTATTAGATTCTTTAGCACCCCTAAGAGTTGGTAATTTTTCTCTAAGTGCTTCTTCTCCTTCTTCCCCTGCTGGAATTTCAATTTTTTTCCCGCCTACGGTAATCCAAGTTGAATGTTCTTTCTTATCATCTTTATTCTCAGGCATATAATCTATTTATATACTGACTATTTAAGTATTTCCTACCAGCCTACATATTCACCAGCGTAAGGTGCTTCCCAAAGTCCATCTACATCCTGTAAGAATGGTACTTTTTGTTGACCATAGGCACATAACGCCATAGCATCAGAATAATCATCTGAATGTTCACTTCTTACTTTTGGTTGTTGATCCTTAAACTTACCATGATCCCAATACATATATGACAGTTGTTCCGCAAGTTTTTCTTTTGCATAGTCCTCAAGTAATGATAAATTAATTTCCCTTTCTTCAAATAACCTTTCAAGATTAACATACAGGTCTGTCTTATCTGATTTGAAATTGACACCATATACAGGTATGTCATCATCAACTTCTTTCATGAGATCCAATAAGGTATCACCCATTCCTGTTTCGTCTATATATACCCTTCTAAATCCATAAGTTTTGTTAAATTGTTTGATCTTCCTTGCTAGTGCTGGTTGTTCTGTGGTTAGTTCTGTATATATTTCAACAGGGTATATTTTATTATCTTTAACTCCCGATATTATTACAACAGTTTCATCCTGACCTTTACCAGATGTATCAACACCACATTCATAATATTCAAATGCCAATCTCTCAATAGATATTAATGATTCTTGTAACAGGTTGTAAGGAATTAATGAGTTACCACCATCCAAGAACTCTCCATATATTTCTTGTCTTTCAGCTGCCTTATTTGTTCCTCTAATGAGTTTTAATACCATTGGATCACTAGCTGCTAATGGATTATCAAATGTAGTAACATGGAATTGAGTCCAAGGGAATCTTTCTTTATCCTCATGTCCCTCTATTGGTGATGGTATACCTTTTTCATATAGGGTATGTGAAGTCATACATGACTTGAAGAACTGTCCCGATTTTCCTTTAGGTGTACTTGTTAAAAGAATATGTGGTTTGGTTGTAACCGTTGACGGTAGAAAAGCATCATATACAACCTGTGGAATATAAGCTGCCTCATCCAATATGGCAAAGTGAACAGTAAAACCCCTTAATGAATCACCTGTATCACCGATAGGTCTTACAATGAAATTTGTTACCCCACTTCCGTCATACCATTCTATTGTCATTTCACTTTTTGTTTCTCTTCTGATAAGTTTTGATAATGTTGGACTCTTGTGTATAAAGTTTGATATTTTATTAAAAATTAAATATGCTTGATCTTTTGATAGTGATGCTATTACAATGTTTGCCTGACCTTCATCAAGGTTAGAAGCAAATATTGGTGCAAAGTATCCAAAGTGAATTGCCTTGATAGCTGCGTTTCTAGATTTGCCAACCTGTCTACCTGTTCTATATACAATGAACCTGTCATAACAGTCTAGGAATACCTTGTTATAATCAAATACTTTCAAGTCCATAAACTGCTCTGCAAAATGAGTACATGATTTTGCACACTTTACTAATTCCCTTGCATATTCCACAGGATCAGATACATATTCTATCGGTGGTTGTTTTCTAAAACTCATCTGGAACTTCCTTTGTTATCTTTATGGTTCTTGCTATTTCCTGTCTTTGGTCATCTGTCAAGGTTTTCTTTTCAGTTACCTCTATTGTTTGTATTTTTGATTTTATTTCAGAAATAGCCTTCCCCAAGTTTGTAACAGCGTTCATACGTCTAGTTACCTCTGGATCTAATGCACTACTCATATTCTCCATTTCCTCAAAGAATCTTAATACCTCATAATTGCTTTGAAATTCTGCTTCCATCAAGTCAACAACTTTAACCTCGTTTCTTTCATCAAATTTCTCAAACATTTTTCTAATATCATTTCTTATAATACATACTGAATCTTCCTTATATACAGTACAAACTCCATTACCACCTAGTTCCTGTGGTCTGAATGGACACTCATTACATTTGGCTGGTAGGTGTCTTGAATAACGTAAGTGTTTTACCCTAGGTGGATTTGCTAACTTAGATTCAGTTCGTTTATCTACTTCTAAAGATTTTTCACCTGTTTTTTCATTCAGAACTTCCCGAATTTTAACCATATATAAACTTTTGTTACGTAGTATTTAAAGCTTTATGTTGTTCATACCTAACAAGTATATCCCACAATGCTTCTTCATGGTCATCAATATTAACTTTGAATGGTTTTACCTTACCATCCCATGATACAACTAATATAACCCCCTGTTCAATCTTCTGATCTGTACAGTATTCCCACATCTTAGCATAAGCACAAATTTGTTCAAAGTAATTTTTCTTTTGACATTCTGATTTTGACTTTGGTTTTCTGCTATTCTTAAAGTCTATAACTGAAAGTACGCCATCATACTCTGCAATTAGATCAGCAGTTCCAGCTAGTCCCATTTCATCTGAGTATATTTTTTTTTCTGCACCATGTATATTGTCTACATGTTCATCCAAATGTTCTGCAAGTGGAACAAATAAATCATAAGGATTAATTTCTTCTATTATTTGTTGTTTTTTCATTGGTTTACCATTAACATAATCTTCCGCTAAGTCATGTATTCCATTACCCATTTCCATTGAATTATTACCAATTTCCTTACATCTAATCTCTGCTTCTGCTTCTGTTATACCTTCCTTTCTAGCAACTGAGGCTACCCAATAAGGATACCATTCTTTAGTATCCAAAGCTTTAAATACTGTTGTCACACTTGGATATAATTTACCCTCATTAGTACGATAAAAATGACCATCTTCTGTATGTTCTGCTTTGGCAAATGGTCTTATAATTTCATGCTTTATATGTTTAAACATTTAATAATAGGTAGTTGTACCACTATATTAATGTTTAAAGAAATTACAGATAGGCTTGATAATACAAATGAATTACTAGGAAAAATAGAACAACATTTGAGGGATTTAACTTTACCACCAGATATGGTACATTGGGCTAAAGTAAAAAAAAAGAACTTCCCTAAAGTTAAAAAGAAGAAATTAAATTAGGTCTGCTGATAAGAATACTACCGGTATTGCTGTATCACTTTGTAATCCATTTACCTGTGTTGTCT